CCAAGAACCTGACCGGATACTTGACGGAACACAGTCTGAAGATCCTGCTTTGCAGTGGTACGAACACGCTGTCCTCCTCCACCGCCAACACCCCCACCAAGTTCAGTTGCCATCATCGAAGTAGCAACATCAAGCGTCACGCCCTTGGAGTTGGCATAAAGCATTGCTTCACGCATAGCAGAGAAGTCAGAACTATTAAACCCAGATCGTGAAGGCTTAGAGCTGCCATACGCGCCGACCGAATACAGAAGGTTCTGTAACTGGCGACGTTCAGCAGGGGCAAGTTTTGCTAACTCCGAATAAGCCTCATCTTCTGAGTATTGACCACGGGCGATAACACCAGAATTGTTGACAAGGTTCTGACCGATATAAACAAAATCTTTGTTTCCTGTTGACGCTGAAATAATGTCTTCAGCGGGGATTGTCCCAATTGATTTGTCTGCACCTTTGGCAGTTCTTTTAGGCAACTTGACTGTAGGAAGAAGTGTGTACCCGCCAGATCCAACCTGCCCAAGTGGAGGAAGGGTCGAAAGATCTACATCAGTGTTTGTGGTGGTGTCGTTATTGCTCATTCTTCAACCTCGTTAGATAATAGTCTTTCATACAGTCGAGCAAACTCAGGGGTGTCCTGCTTCAACGCCTTGCCGACACCAGCGAGCCAGTCACGCAAAGGTCCTGCTGCAGTTGCAGTGGAGAACCCACCTGCTGCACCACCGGCTTGGACATAACGCTCAACGGCTGCATCACGGGCTGTCAAATACTGACGAGTCGCATCAGCCACGTCGTTACCAATCAAACGGTCATCCTTCACAAGACGATCCAACTGTTCCAACTTCTTCGGGAACTCACCAGGGTTGAACTCGGCAACAACAGGGAAGCCAGGGTATTCCTTGTTTAATTTTTCACGCCATTGGCGAAGCCAACGCTTCTGATCCGCAGTAGGTCGTGGTGGCAACTTGTCACGCAACTCACGGTACTGGGCAGACGCAGCTTTGTACTGGGCCAACTCGACAATCTCACGATCCGTTAGACGGCGACGGCGACCCTTTGACAACTGGCGTGACCACACCTCAAAGGAGAAGTCGTCACCACCTGGTGCCATGAAACCAGCAACATCAGGGTATTGGCTAATCAAACCTTTACCGTCACCGCGTTCCCAGTCACCGAACTCATCTGTTGCTTCCAAACCGCCAGCGATTGATTCTGTCTTGTTTGAAATGTACAACAACGCATCGTTGCCGTAGATGTCCAAGAACCGGCTTACCGCTGTGTCGTAGTTACCTGCTGCACCATCAGCCCCAACCGAATTGGGATCTTGCAGCTTTTGGAACTCTTTCACCAACTGGGTACCATAGAAGTCACCACTAATGGTTTCAATTTTGAACTCAGGTGCTGGCGACGTTGGACCAAAGAACTGACCCAATGCACGAAGTGCTGTCAACGCACGGGCTTTACCTCTTGCATCGGCATACAATTTTTCTTGTTCGTTCGGATCGGCAAGGTCATACTCCCCTGAAGCCGACAACGCACGAAGTGTCTCGATATAGGTGTTGCCGTACACCGTTTCAAGTTTCTGCGTGTCACCTTCCCATGCTTGGTTGAAACGCTGAATCCACAACGGGGTAATAGACAGTCCTTCTTTTCTGCCGTAAGGCAAAAGAAACTTAACAATCGAATCGGTCGCTGGAGTATCAGGAATGATTTTAGAAGCAGCGATTTGCGCCATAGGCCCGATAGATGGGACAACGCCAAGACCAATTGAGATGCGCTTTACAGGTGCCTGCATTGGTGCTTCAACGCCTGTCAAAAGTTTTGATAACTGACCTGACATTGGGAAGTTGAAAGAGTACTCACCGGTTGTTGCATCTTTGTAGAAGAAACCTTCACCGTTATTGTCAGGATCAAATTTTCTTGCACCATCAAAAATGACTTGTGCCTTGCGGATGCGAGTCGGATCTTCAACAATGCTTTTTGCGTAGGTTCCAAGAACTTCTTTCCATGCTGAACCGAAAGGTACAACAATACGAAGAACATCTTCAAGGTTGGAACGCTCTGTAGCGTTATACAGAAGTTCTTTTGTACTGCGTAAAGCAACCGCTTTAGCGTAATCATCCAACTGATCAACAGTGCCAGTGGCTTTAGAACCTGTCATCGCAGCAACTTCTTCAAGTTTGTTAACAACATCTTTGCCACCCAAATATCGACTCAGGCTCATATTTGCAGTAGATGCAGATTGTTTAGCCCGTTGCAACAAAGCAGCTGCCTCGGCAGGATCTAAAAGGTCTGCGTTCTGGAAAACTTCTCGATAGTAATACTGGCGGAACACCGGTGACTTTTCAAGTGCTTGGGTTGCCTTGCCATAAAGGTTTACGAAGAAGAAGTCAACTGCACTGTCTTTGACTTGCAAAAACTTTTTACCAAGATCAGATGAGTCGCCACGACCGCGCTGGGCGATTTTAACTTTGGGGGCAAGTTTCTGATCGCCACCAAGAGTGTCAAGAAGGTTGCGAAGGTTCTGTGTACCTAAACTATCTTTTGTAAATGCAGGTCCTGCAAAAACAGGCTGGATAACAAATTCGTCTACACCAGCCGACGTGGTTACTTGACGGATAATAACGCCTTCTTCACCGCTTGCAAGACGAACAACAGATCCGATACCGCCGTTACCTGAAAGAATATCTGCTGGGTCAATAGAGTTGACATCAACATTTTGTGTGGCTACAGAAACAAACTTCCCTGGTGTTGACTCGACAGTTAAAGGGACTTTGTTGTATGCAGCTACAACGCGGAGGTCTTCGTTGTCTTTTACAACGGTTCCTACTTTGAACTCTGACAGTCGATCAACCCAAGTGTTGACTGCATCGTCAAGGTCTGCTGGGTCAATGCGGATTCGTCCTGCTTGACCAGTTGTGGGGTCAACATATTTAATGCCTTCAGCAAAGTAGTTACGCAACTGACCAAGAAGTTCTTTATTGTCAGGCTTGTATAGCCAATCAACAATGCGCTGTGTGCGCTGAGGCTGGGTGAGGTTTTCTAAACCTAGTTGTGCGATCTGTACCAAAACGGGGTCGGCGTGGATCAATGCAAGGTTGTCAACATAACCAGTGACATGAGCAACCGCATCGTCGCCTCGATCAACAATAGAGAAGTTGCCATTACGGAACAACGCTTCTTCTACACCCCAAGGGTTCTCAAGGTTCTTGTGAACATCAAAGGTGAGTGCTTTCCAAAACTCGTCTTGTTCTTTATTCCATGTTCTTGCAATACCACCGAAGTCTTCACCGGTGATGTCAAATTTTCCTTTTTTGCGGAGAACCCACAGAATGAAATCTTGCGGGTGGTTAAACACACCCGACATTCCTGACATGGCAATGCGGGTTTGTGCGTCAATCATGTTACGCATCACATATCCACCGGTGGCGAGAGCCAATGGTTTCCAGATCTCTTGCTGTACAAACTCGGCAGCTATTGTTCCTGCTCTTTGTTTGCCTGCTGTGTTGCGGGTAAAGAATGGGTTGCCTGCTAATGCTCGTACACGGCGGAAGTCGGGGAGGTATTCAACGTCGTCTGCAAGTTCAGTCAAAGAACCTGGACCGTTAATAACAACCTTGTCTTGGATGTTAAGAGGAATGTCATCAAATACATTCGCAGGCAAAAGCGTTCTTAGGATCTGCAATGCCCCGCCGTCATCGGCATTTCCGTATTCGTCAATTTGGAAAGTACGGGCTTTTGCGCTCTTGGCTGCGCCAATAACTTCTTGGGCGAACTGTGTTGCGCCTGGTGATTTGCCACCAATAGTTGTGAATACGGTTTCAATAACCATGTCGTAGGCTTCTTTTGCTGAAGCACGGGCAGTCGATGGATCAGTGCTTGAATAGGCTTCAACCACTTTTTGCATAACTGTCTTGAACTCTTGTGTCTCGTCACCAAGACCTGCTCCACGCAAATAACGGGCGTAAGAAAGAACTGCTGCTTTTTTGTCTGCACCAGTGCCGTTAATGATGACAGATCCTTTGGGCATTGTTTCAAACCAACGGCTATTTCGCATTGACCGGTACAAAGGGATTCGTTCCTTTTGCCCATCAAGCCAACTAGCAAGACGGATATCTCTGATATCTGTCGGAAGAACAACGTCGGCAGGGTTTGTTGCTAAACGAGCAGAGGCTGTACCAAGAATACCAAGAACTTTTGCTTCATTGTCAGCCTCAGCAAATGCGCGGGCAGTTACAGGATCTAACCCGTCAATGTTTTCCAACATAAACAAAGTTTTTTCTTCAATCGTTTTTGTGGTGTCATTTGAGACATTGACAACACGGGCAACCATGCGCTTTGCTCGGTTGTCAGACAAAACCCATTTGCCGAACTTTGACGCTTCAAAGGCTGCGCTGTCTGCCGATCCTAAACCTGCAACACCTCTAGCCAGTTTTGCGGCACTTTCAATTTCATCAACCGCAGATATACCTGGTAATGTTGCCTTAGCGAGCCTCGCTGTTTTAACCGCTTTGCCTACAGGCAATGTTGGATCTGCACCGATTTGTACGGCAGCATCAATAAACCCCGACAGGATTGAATACGGTTTAGAACCAGGTGTGAAAGCAAGTTCAGCAGACCCACGGCCAATAGTCCAAGCACTGTTATTGATAGTCCCACGGACACGACGTGCGCGCTCAGCCTGTGTTTCCATTGCTTTTTGGCTAAGGAAATAACCTTCACCGGCTTCTTGGGTATTAGACATCAATGTGCCTAACTGGGTGGACTTAAACCAACCATCAAAGCCTGCTGGGTCGTTACCAGAAAATGCTTGAGAGGCGACGTTTTGAACCAGATCAGGGACAAGCGATAATCCAGCAAAACTCCATCGAGAAGCTGCTTTTATATTGTCGTGGATAACTTCTTGAAACCAGCCTTTTTTCTTTGGCTTGGCTGGATCTAACTGTCCTGCTGTTTGTTGTGCCGCAGACTTTTTAATTGCAGCTACGGCTTCAGGTGAAGTACCTGCTTTAGCCATAGAAATAATGACAGAGGCAGGGATATACGGGGCATCTTTGTAGATCTGTGAAGCACGAGTAGCAACGTCGGGGGTTGCAGTTTCTTTTGCTGTTTGCTCTGCTTTTTGTTGGTCGTAATACGCTTTGTATCGTGCGTCTTGTGTGACTGGATCGCCTTCAAAAATCGGCATTAATACCCCTCACGAACATACGAGTCAAGCATATCCGCAAGTTCTGTAGAAGGATAAGCAGAATATAAAGCGCGTAACTCTGTCAAAACAGGGTCGCTTGTGGGGACAGCGAACTGTGTGCGTGGAGTAGGCCCAGCACCGAAAGATGCACCAGCGGTAAGTGGTTCATCGGGTCGTTCTGTTGGGCGGTTAAACGCACCTAACTGACCAGGCATAATCTGTGGCGGGGCATCGGTAGGAGCTGCAGCCATCGGTACCGCCGACTGTGCATCCATCTGCTTTGTTGCTTCGCCATAGGTTTGACCTGTCGCTACCTTCTTGGCTACTTTGCCACCGGCATTACGAAGATCGGATCGGTTTGGATATTGCTTTGCCATTTAAGCCCCTGCTCCCATTGGTGGCATTGGAGGCAACGGTGAACTCATCGGTCCAGCAGGTGCTGGAAGTCCTCCACCTCCTCCGCCAAGTTGTGCGAGTAATCCTTCAATACCGCCAGGTTGCGGAGCAGTCGGTGGCTGTTCCATACCCATGCCTGGCATAGACAAACCTGGTTGTGCTTCAGGTGCGCCAGTCGGTGCAGGTGTTGCCTGCCGTTCTTGTGCGCGTTTTTGTGCTGCTTGAATTGCTTCAGGCAACGACATTTTGTTTTGAATAACACGATCAGCAATAAAGGCAAGGTCGTCAGGCTGGTATGGGCCGTTCGGATCTGCAGCTTGAGACTGGATAGAAGACAGCAATGCCGATTCGATTGCTTCTGCAACGATGCGATCCTTTTCCAACTCAGGATCTGCAACAAGTGGGTCTGCTTCACGGGCTGATTCTTTAGAAATAAGTCCTGCGCCAAGACGCTGACCCAATCCAATAACAAGGTTGTTCACGTCGGAACCAGCAGCCGAGTATGCGACATAGTGGAAGTCTGTTTCCCACAGTTTGTTCGGGGTGTAGTCCTTCATCCCGCCTGATGTGCCTGGCATGAAGAAAGATTTGGCGGTGTTACCCCAATATGCTTTTTCAAGGGCGATAGCGATTTTGTCTTCTTCAACACGGGCAGCTGCAAATGTGTCTTGTGCTTCTTGGACTCGGAAGTCCACTGTTGCTGAAAGAATGGATTCGCCTCGGCGACCGGTGCGGATGTTGGTGCCTGATTCTCCACCGAACTCGGCAGGAATAGCACCTTCAAGACGCTCTTGGCGTTCAAGTCGATCCAAGGCTGTGTCTGTTTTGTAGCCAGGGTTTAACTGTTGTACTTGGATGTCGCCACCCTTGACAACACCTAACTGCCCTGTCTTGCCGTCAGCGATCTGGATGATTTCAGCGTTTTCACCTGGGCGGGAAACAAGGTATTCGTCAGGGAAGATGCCACGCTCAATAGCAATCTCGGTCAAAGCCTGAAGTCGGGCGCGGGTGTAATACATTCCGAGCAAACCATCAAACTGTCCACGGGGCTTGTCAAGCGTAATACGCTGTGGGTTGACAACCAATGGCATACCAGCACGGTTGGACATACGGGAAAGTTCTACCGCTGCACGACCCATGTAGGCACCGCCGGTGATTGGGTCACGATCCTTTTCGGAACCCAACACCAAAACAACAATTTCGTTTTCACAGACATATTCAAGGATGGTGAACAGATCGTCAGGGTTTGGGTTGCCAACACGGAGAACACCGTTCAACAATGGACCGTAGTTACGCATAACCCACGCATACGGACGGCTGTAGGAGAAGATGACATTCTCAGGGACAGGGTTTGATTCATCCGTAATAGGGGCAGCAAAGGTATCAAGGGGGTTACGAAGGTGCCATTCGACAAGACGCTTATCAAGGTTAGGCTTGAGGAATACAGGGGCTGAGGCGTAGGCAAAGAAGTTACGCGCACGTCGGCGATCCTTTTGGTTCATACGGTTTTGATCCCATATGGACAACATGGCTCGCTTGCGGTCACGGGCAAGTTGCATAGAGCGATCTTGTCCTTCACGCAGGGCAGGGAAATACGGAGAAGGGGATGTCGAGGTGACACGCATAGCCATTTGGTCAAGACCCTGTACAAACAGGTTCGCTACAGATGAACGGGATGTACGATCCAACTCGGACAGGGGTACAACTACTTCACCGTTAGCGAGTCGGCGCACCTCACGCATCTGCTGGAGGATAGGCCCGAGGTTTTGATGACGCTCACGATAAAGATCAACAATTTCCTCAACTGATTTCATGCGCGACCTTTACTAGATTCAACGGGTGTAAAGGTATCACACTATCCACCTATCATCCATGAAGGTCGCCACTGTCGAGGAGGCTTCTTTACTTGAGTCAGGTTTGGCAGGTTCAAAATTGCCATCCATAACGCCATCACAATGTCGGTTCCGTTCTTTTTATCCCTGCTCCACTTCGTTAATTCGTCAACAGCTGCAAGAGTCTTCCAATTTCCACGCATAGTGGGGAACCGAATCGCACCAGATCGGACAACAGGGGGTATTAATGCTTCAACACCGAGGGCTTCATCCAGTTTGTTACGGGAAGTGGTGTGCTGAATAATGTTTACCCGCCACATTGACTGCCATTTGCGTACAAAGTCGTGGGCAAGAAGGAATCTTTGCGCTGCGTTGATCTCAACAACCCAATGCGAGATGGGATAACCGTATTCAACTGAGCGTTCCTGCCAATCTTCCATCATCCCTGAGTATGTGCCGGTCATTGTGTCGTAGCCAAGCACTTCTTCAGCGGTAAGTTTGATGCGTTCCAAGTCAACGACGTGGTACAGGTTCAAATCAGGCTGGTAAATGATCCAAACAAACGCCCAAAACATTGTGGGGGACGGGTCAACAGCAACAATAGATACCAGTGGGTGCGATAATCCGTTAGGGATGTAACCAGGTAGGCGTTCATTATCAATGCAACCGTTATACATCACCCCATCGTTACCAACACCACCGGTAAGCCAAGTGCGATCAACCAGTCGAGAGTCAATATCCAAATCTTCCTGCTGATACACAACATTGAAAACATCAGGTTTGTTGTAGCGAATAAACGAAAGGTCTTTCCACGGCAAACGCTTCGGATCAAGCAACGGCCCATCAGGATAAGGCAACGACTTAAACGATCTGGACTCTTTACCCGTGTCTAATTCTTCGTAATACGCTTTGTAGATGATATGGCGGTACTTCTTCTGCCTGATCGGTTGACCATTCTCAACATCCTCAGGGGTTTCCACATCCGAACCGTCATAATTAATGTCGTCATCAATGTCGTAAGTTTCTTTCGACAAACAATGTGCGTACAAATCTCCTGATCCGAGACGCTGACCGACAACGGCAAGTAATCCACCTGGGTCACAACGGGCTTCAGCAACACCGTCCCACCGTTCAAGCAGCTTGTCTCTGGCAACCGACTCACGGGCATTATCTGGGGATGCCACGTCGTCAAAAAGGCACAGGTCTGCACGGTGACCAATGAACTCTGTTTCAATACCGTAGGCACGAACGGTTGGCTCCTTATTGTCAAGCCCGTTCCCGTCCAATTGTTCGACAACAAATTCTTCGGCTCTCCATAGCGCACCTTTATCAACTGGTTTAAACCTTCCATAGTCAATCGTTAAACACCCGACAGCGTTGACAGCCAACCCCTTCTCGACCATCATCGGGTCAGGTTCAATAGGCATCACACGCTCAAGCGTTTCACGGATACGGCGAGAATACATCTTCGCCATGTTCTGAGACACCGACCCGATCATCACACGAATACGCCGGTTACGGACAATCGCCCACACAGCCACGTCGTGAAACAAAGTTGATTTACCCGCACCAGGGGGAACATTCAAAACAACGAATTCTTTTTCTTCAGACTCCAACAACTCCACCAATGTGAGAGCTGCTTCGACCTGCCACGGAGACGGAACACGGCCCAAATAGTAAGTACGGAAAAAGTCAAAATCTTCAAGCCCTCTCAACGCCTCCTCAGAAAGCATGTCGTGAGGAATCGCAGACGGCAGATCAATGGCATCCATGAAGTTATGGTGTGCAACAGATTGGCGACCACCAGATCCTGCCCCTGAAGAAACCTTATGGTCGGCTTCTTTACGGGCTGCTTCTAACTGCCTCGCCCGTTTAATCCAGCGCGTACCAGTGTTGTAATGAACACCCGTCTCAGCACAGGCATCTTTGATATTCCGACCTGCAGCTATCAACGCAAAAAATTTTGCTTTGTCTGCCGGTGGAACTGCTCTTTTAGTTCCCATACACCACTATCGCAGAAGGAAACGGGGCAGCGTTAGGTCCATCATTGAACTTTAACCTGCCACGAATAAAACGAATATCAGAAGCATACGGCATCACATAATCATGCCACCAAGCAGTATCTGTTCTTGCCGGTACAAGACAAACAATACGGCAACCCGCAAGATGCTGTTCAACTGCTTTAGCCATGAACTTGCCGATTCCTCGACTGTAAGGAGGATTCATAAAGATCCACCCCCC